AAAAGATTTTACCTTAAAAATACTGGGGCGTAAATACGCCCCAGTATATTAATTTCTTATACTCCTGGTGATCCGAAGATTCCTCTAGAATCAGAAAAGCCGAAGCTGTATCTTTCTCTAGCTTTAAATCTTACGTTACCAGTGTCAAAATCACCTTCAATCGCTGTTTTAATTGGCGATCTTACAAAGTGTTTTAAACCATTTGGAGCATCTGTCATAATGAAAAAAGCATCCGTGTCAGTTAAAAAATGATTAATTCTATAACCTTGTGGAACCATTCCCATATTCAATATCGCATTGATATCGTTCTTAGCGAACGCGCTTGATCCGCCTGGAGTAGTTGATAAAGGTGTTCTAAGAATTCTCTCAGCAGTAAATTGTAATTCTTTTGGAATAATCAATTTAGTTCCTTGAAGAGCTATTTTTAAACCTCTTTCGTCTACAAAAGCCGCAATATCAATTAATGATTGCTCTAATGAAGTTTCTGACAAATCAGCAGGTGTAGCAAGTTCGTTTGAGAACGTACCACCGTTTGCTAATGGATGGTTTGTAGCACAAAGCTCCACACCATCACCACCAGTTACACCACTATTAAAAGCATTGTTTAGAACGTCAGCCGCAATCTGTTGTTTAGTTTGCGACATTGATCTAGCTAATGCTCTAGTGTATCTAGCTGCAAGTCTATCGTAAAGGTTATCTTCAATTGCTTCCTCAGTTATCGCAAATGCTAATGCAAATGTTTGGTGAGTATATCTTGAAGTGTACGCTTCTGTAGCATCGTCAAACACTACTGGAGCACCTTCACTTTTAGCTGCTGCTGCTGCAAAACCAGATAACATTACTTCTTCTTCGAAAGCTCGATCAGAAGTTTCTGTTATAAAGATTTCAGCATGCTCATTGTCATATCTATTATATTCCAGGCCGAATAGTGCATTCAATCCTGGCTCTAGTTCTTTAACTAGCTGCGAACGTGATATAGCCATATTTTATTCTCCTATTATAAGCCTGTTCCGCCTTGACGGAAAAAGTGATTGTTGATTCTAACAAGAACCGAAATATTAGACACATTAACATCGCTGTTAGATGGGTCTTGTGATATATCGATAGCTTGCACCATAAATGTTCCTACTGTACCAGAATTAGCAACATTAAGTTTCACTGATGAAATACCTGTTGCTGTGTTTCCTGACACATCTGTTACGGAATAGTTTTTGAACAAATCTGCAACTGCAAAAACAGCGTTAGCTTTAACTTCAAAAACTGTATCCGGTGCATCTACTACTAAAGCGATGATATCGCTAGCAGCTATACTTCCAGGATAATAATTTTTGAAAGTTGGTTTTTGTGTTGTTGGATCTGTATAAAAACAACCATTGAAAACGCCTACAGCTACATTACCATCATTTGCAATCGATCTAGTAATAGTTCCTGATGTTAGTGGTTGCACTAAATCACCTTGAAATATTGCAGTCGAGTTGTTTGATGCAATTCTGTAACGGTTTTGAGCGTTAATAAATGGGCTTCCGTTTAATTGTCGCGTTGGTTTTAAACCGTACGCTTCAGTTACGTTTGCCATATTTTATTTTCTCCATGTTAAGTTTTTATAAAGTGGTTGACCTTTGCCAAATAATTATGACTTACGTCCACCACCAAAAGTTACGCGAGATTGTCTATTAATATTAATAGGCATCTCCGGTCGTTGTTCCTTCATCAGATCGTTATCAATCGCGTTAATTCTATCTCGAGTAATTCCTCTAAAATAATCTGCGCGTGATCTTGCGATCTCTTCCGGTATCCTAGCCAACACTAGGCCAGCAACCCCGATCAACCCTGCGTATCTGCCGTCATGGATAACTGGATAATTATGTTCTCCGATTTGATTTTTAATCTCTTCAGATTTTACAAATACCCAACCTTCTCTCATTTTCTTCGATACATTTGCAGTATCTTGAAAACCCATTGACTCGACTCGTATCCATCTATGGATAAAGCCTTCTGGCGCAGGTGGTGCATCCAGAGATGATGGTGGCGTCCAAGGAGTATTCCTTGTTTGTTTACTTTCTTCAGACGCGCGTGAAGTTCTTTTATTTTTATCGCTCATACTAATTTGCCTCCTTCACGTATTTAGCGTACTCTTCTAGTGGCACCCCTAATTTTTTGGCAATAGCCACCTGTGATTTGGTGAGTCTCACAGTTCTTCGTCCTTGTTGTTTTCTTCCAGCGGAAGCAACAGTTTGGACTGGTTTGCGTTGTTCTTGTACAACGAACTTATGCGGGAAACTATCTCGCATACGCTTATCTATTTCATTATAATACTCATCGCTTTCAACTTCAATACCACTACCCACTAGGTCATCGTGTATTGTTATTGCAGCGTTTGCCATGATTCTATCCTCGGTAAACCAAGTATTTTTTTGAACCCACTTCTTAGCTTTTTCGCTAGGTTGTGGAATAACAGGCGTTTCTGCTTGTACTTTTGCTTGTTGGGCTTCAACTTGTCTTTGATCTTCTGATTGTTTAGATCTTAGAACACGATCAGCCATTTGCAACTTAGCTTTTTCTTTTTGAACAGCTAGTTGTGTAAGCTCATCGTTAGCCTCCATGATCTGATTAGGATCATTCGCTTCGATAGCTGATTTTAACTTAATTTTTACTTGTTCTCTTTGAGCATCTACTCTTGCTTCAAATTCTTTTAAGTAATTTTCATCAGCAGTATCAAATTTTTTCTCAGAGTCAGTATATTTTTTCTGTAACCCTTTTGCAAAATCTAAAGCAGCTTTTTCTCTTCTTTCTGCCTCTCTGTATCTACGAGTAAGTTTATCAATTCTCTTTTGAATTGATTCAGATATTTCTGAAAGATTATCCGTATCTACTTTTGCTTTTTCTTCAACATTAGTTTGAGTTTCAACTTGAGGTTTTTCTACTTTAGTGTCCTCAATTTGTTCAATCTCAACTTTATCTTCTTTAGTCTTTACACTGTGGTCAACATAACCAAGATCAACTTCACCAACATTTAAGTTAGGAAGTTTAGACTCCTCTTGTTTACCTTCTACTTGAATTTCAGTTTCCTTAACATCATCCAAATCTAGATCAACCTCATTTTTTTTTGTTTCATCTATCATTTTTTTATATCCTTAGTATAAATGAAGAACATCTGAAGGCTTTCTAACAATACCTATGATTTCATCATCATTCAAAATACGGTGTTCACCATATTTAGTTTTAAACCTAGAGCCAGCGTATCTGCCATACATGACAAACATTCCAACTTTACACCACGCTCCATCAGAAAATTTTTCCTTATCTTCATAAGCAAGACTTCCTGTTTTAATTACTAATCCAACGACTGTAGTCATTTGAATAGTTTCGTGGGTTTGTTCTGAAAGAAAAATACCTCCTTCAGTTTTACTTCTTCCAGAGTATGGTCGAATTAACATTCGATATCCAACTGGATCGGGTAAACTGTCTAAGTATTTTTTTATACCTTCTGGGTCTGTAGGGATTTTGATACCTTCTTGTTCAGTATCATCTGTTTTAGGAAGTATTAGTTCCTTCTCGGGCGTTATTATCGTCATCGATGTTCTCCTCTTTTTTTAGCAGGTCTTTAAGATCCTGAAGCAGTACTTCTAAAGCACTGAGCTTGCCCTTAGCATAGTGGAGCCTGTCCACCGTGTCTATACCATAGCAAATATCTTGCTTGGTTTCATCGATGCGTTTTTTGATGTAATTCTTAACGATTTGTAACGTTCCTATATCAAGCATAATTATTTTTTAGTTTTCTTATAATATTAAATGATTCACTATTATCAAACTCTTTCTGTAAACCTATTTTATACGCCCATTCTTTAGCATTTGTACCCTTAATAAAGATCTCTGTTAAGTCCTCACCCCATTTTCTAACACCTCTTTCAAGGTATTGTTCTCTTCTAATTTTTTCTTGTTCGGTAGTCTCACCACCATCCCAACTAGACTTACCATGAAAATGTAGAGTTAGTGAATGATTTGCCACCATTGTTTTATAACCTTTTATGGCACATCTTATTCTATAATCCATGTCTTCACCTCCACAATTAGAAAAGGTATAATCAAAGTAACCAATTTCATCATGTATTTGATAAGGTATTCTTCCTAGATATAATTGCATAAATATTCTTTCTTTTAAATCATCAAATTTAAATCTAGACTGGTGATATTGAACAATACCATCTAAATATTTTTCTTTACCAATATACTCCTCTAACTGCATACAAGGGGATGTACTAAATTCTTTTGTGGTGTATAAAAAATTAATATTACAAGAAGGTATTAATATAGCATCATCTCTTTGTTTTAATGGTTCAAACCAATTGTCGGTAAATATGATATCATTAGTAATAACTACAAAATGTTTCTTAAGTTTTTTAGCTATTCTTAAACCTTTATTAAAATTTGTTGCCCAAGACTTAGGAGTTTTATTATTTATATAAACATCTATTGGAAATTGTTTTCTAAAAGAATTTGTACCATCATTATTAACAAATACAAATATATCACCCTTTTCTAATTTAGTTTTATTGAAAAATGACTCTAATGCTAGTGCTGAAAATTCTTCTGTCTTAGCAGAACTTACAAAACAAAATACGTGATTTAAATTAGTTTCTTTGTCCATGTACTTGGAGTCTTATCATTTATAATCTCTATGTCTATGTGATATTGAAAGGCCCGTGGTCCGTGTTCCTTGATATATTCATAAGTTTTTCTAATACCTTCCTTCGTATTAGTCATAGTCTTATAGCCTAGAAGCTTTCTTGCTTTATCAGAGGAGCACGTTGCATGTTTAACTTCTTGTGGTCTATCAGGTACATAAACAAAGTCTCCATTGAAACCAGTAAGATTGGCACACGTCTCAGCGACCTCTTTAATAGTTACGAACTCTTCATCAGGCCCGATGTTAATAACTTGGCCCACGACACACGGGTCTTCGACCATTTTAATTAATGAGCTTAAACAATCATCTACGTAAGAGAAGCATCTAGTCTGCATACCATCTCCATAAATAATTGGAGGTTTTCCCTGTAACATTCTATTAATAAAAATAGATACAGCATTTCTAAATGGGTCATCATATTTTTGTTTAGGTCCAATAATGTTATGTGGAACTGCAATAACTAATTCAACACCATGAACTTTGCATAACGTTTTTA